TAGGGATATTTAAAACCTTACTAATGTAAGTTGCTGCCCCTCCTGTACCATTAGTTGTTAGGCTATCAATGGTTGATATGTCCCAACTTCTATTCGCTGTAAGGTTATATGTAACACCATTAATGGTAAGGGTTCTTGTCTGAGGAGTATATGCTGTACTATCTAAGCTACCATCAGCCTTTACAAACTGTGATGCAAGACCTCCCGGAATAATAAATGCAGCCGCTTGAATGTTGAATGCGCCTAGATTTACGTTACCAGTGGCTCCAACATAAGGCACGTAGTCTTGCCCAATTAAATCACCAATTTCACCAATGGTAAAATTCTTGGTGTTATTTAGATTATCCACGTCTGTACCAATCAACAGGTCGTTGACGGTAGGTGTGGATATTATGGGATATGAACTAATCTTTGCCATCGTTGAACAAATATACTCATTTTAAAACATAGCGAAGAACAGCAACTCCTGCCGCTGCAATTAAAAGAAGCCATAACCAAATCAAATTGGAGGACTTCTTTTCTACTTGCTTGTCAACTTCTTTTCTTGTCTCTTCTTTTTTTACCTCAATTGTCCTTTCTTCACTTTTTGCTACTACAATTTTAGTAGTATCAAGAACTTCTCGATTGGTTTTTTTAAGGCGAATAGATGCATTGAAGTACTCTTTGCCATCAATAACTAAAGGCTTGGCCGCATCAATAGGCACAATCTCAAACTCATCAATAGCCTCCTTAATGCTAATAGCATTCTGCTGAACAGAAACGCTATCTTTTTTCTCAACGACAACGCTGTCTGTACGTGTCTGCACGTAAGACTTTGTTGTAGTTACCTTCTTCGTTGAACACGAAAAAAGTAAAAGACTAAGGAATACTAATGTAAGAAGTCTTGCCATTGGTTCGTACAGCTTTTAACTTTTGCTTTCTATTGCCTGTCTTTGTGTAGCTCACATGAACCCAATCTGGGTTAGCGTCTGTACCGAACTCCCAAATCAATTGGTCAAAATCTAATCGGTCTTTGATAAAGTCAAATACCATCTTATTGGTAACGCCACCATTAGTGCCGTCCATGTCGATGTCAATCGCCTGACCCTTGCAGTGCTGAGATGATGCACTACCCTTAATAAAATCATTTAGCTCCTTAGAGCGGTAACCTGAACTAATAAAGATTGGTTTTTTAAAGTGCAACCGAATAGGTTCAAATACTTTCTCAGCTAATAGCTTAAAGTTTTCTAAATGCTCGGCAGTTGGCGTGTTGTCGATGCCGTGTCTTTTAGCTGTATCACTTCGTGTAACTTCTGCTAAATTAAGGTGAGTGCTGATTTTCATTTACTTAATTTTTAAGTGAATCTAAGCCAACAGAATCTATGGTAATCTTTTTTTTGCCCCAAAAATTCTTTTCTTCTTTGATATAAATTGTATCTCTAATGTAAACTATTGTCTTTTCTGCCTTTGCCAACTCAATGGCTTTCTTAGCTACAATAACCTCAGTCTTTAGCGTTTCAATTTTCTTATCCACTTTTTCAACCATTTGCGTAAACTGCTTGTCTGATTTTGGCAGCGTAACAATAGCCTGTTGAAATAGGCTATCACTTTTGACAAATAAACTGTCTGTCACTTGCTCTTCAATTACTTCTTCCTTTTTACCGCAGGCAATTAAAAAAAGCAAGAATAAAATAGCTAAGTATTTCATACTTATTTGATTTTACCAAGTTCTTGCAAAGTAGTCAGCTTAGCCAAAGAAGCAGAAAGTAAACTATCGGAACGCTTTAGATTCATTGTAGCGTTGTCAATCTTCAATTCTAAGGCATCAATTTTTTGACCTTGCTTTTCAATTTGGCTAGTGTAGTTAATTTTTCCATCTATGTATAGGTAACCGATTGCAATTATTACAATAAATAGCAATCCTTTTACAGGCTCTTTTGCAAATTCTGCAAAGCTAATCGGCAATGGATTAGCCTTGATTTCTGTTTTCTCACTCATTTTCTTCTTTATTTTTTCCTTTGTTAAATATCTTTTCGGCTGCGGTAATACCTAAGGCAGCTGCAGATAATGCAGCTACTGAATATACGAGGGCCTCGGATGGCTCATTGACCGCATCATGGTTAGCGTAAAGCGTGTAACAAAGTGCAATTGCACTAAACACCCCAACAAACCTCTTGCTTGATGCTTGACCATTCTCAGATAAGAATCCACTAAGCCATTCGAAAAACTTTTTCATCGTCCCTGTCCTCTATATTTTTTAGGTTTGTTTAATGGATTTGAATAAGCCTTCTTTGCTTTTCCATTTCTTCTTTTACCGAAGCTAACTTTCTTAACGCTTGATACAGATTTTGCCATTATCCTTTTAGTATTTCAACAATTACCTTCAATGCCCCTAGACCAACAAGGGTCACAAGGGCATAGAAATAATTCTTGTATTTTTTTAATTCAGATTTCAATTCGTAGACCTCTTTCTTCATGGTCCTCAAGTCTCCAATCATTCCGTTTGAATCTTTGTCAATGGGGTTACCTGACAATATATGGTACATATCAGTAACCATAGACTTAACCTCAGCCATATCCTTTTTTAGCGCATCCAATTCTGTCGCCATATAATCAAGCCTATTGTTTTCTTGAGGATTCATTTTTCTGTCTTACCAAAGTGCGTCAATAAGAGTTGCTGAAGTTCCTGTTGCGTGAAGTTTAATCACCTGAACCGGCAATACTTGACCTACAGTTGGAGCAGTAAACGTAACAATGTCTCCACCAATAGTAGTAACCTTTACGTTACCAGCACCACCAATGTAAAGATTACATCCTTGGTTGCCGATAGTTGTTTGAGAACTTGCTTGGTAGATAGTGTACGCTTTTCCAGAGGCAGAAAAAATGTCTGCGTTAAGAACAATTACAGTAGCACTTGTTACAGACAATACTGTAGCAGCTAAGCCATCAGTAGTGTTGTACACAATGTCACCGGTCTTTACGTTTAAATTGATAAAGTCACCTGTAGAGTCAACCAATTGGTCGGTAACAGCACTTGTATTTGTAGCTGACTTAATCTCAGCTGGGAATGGCACGTTAGCATTATCGCTTTTGATAACCTCTAGTGCTCTTGAGAATTGTGATTTGAAAACTGACATATCTTTTATTTGTTGTCTTGATAAGGAAATGCTCTATTTAATGCGTCTCTGCGTGCTTTACATCCACAATCTTTGCCTGTGGCTGCACTAACTGCTTCGACTACTTTTTTAATTCCTGTAGCGGTAGTAACCTTTTCAATCGTATCTCCTAGTCCTTTGCTTTTCATAACTTTTTTTTTGTTGGGTAGAAATAACAATGGCATCAACCCAGATAGAGCTGATGCCTTGCTTATTACATAAGTTGTCTAACTACTTTATTATTCATCGCTTTCAGATGGTTGCTCAGGCTCTATGCCTTCAACCCATCCTGCGAGGAACTTGAAGCTGTCGATACCTTCGGTTGAAAATGTAAATTGATAAAACTCAAACGTATCATCAAGAAGCTTCTTCATATCCTTTGCCATCGCCTTAATACCATCCTTGGTGAACTTGTACTCACCTTTCTCATTCAAATCCAACACACCGTTGGACTCAGTATGAGCGTGGTCTAAGCGAATGTCCTCACGCTTCTCATTGTAAGCTTCGAACAATGGCTTGATTTTCTCAGCAATCTTTTTGATTTTAGCCTCAGCCTTACTTCCTTTTTCTGTAGGAGTCATGTTCAATGAACGTACTAACTCCAGTAACTCTGCATTTGACTTGTTTACTTTGGTTGCCATTTGATTAGATTTTAATTTGAACAAATATACTAAACTTTTGAAATTCTTTTACCCATACCTACTCTTGACTTCTCAGCCTTTTTAGCAGCAAGTTTTGATGGGCTAATTTCACTCTTTGTCTTTGGTGTCTTTGAAGACACTCGTGTTGTTGGACGGCAGTATTCATTCTTACCACCGGCACCACAGGCTTTACCAGTCTTGGTATCTTGCCACTTCTCTTTCTCCCAACGCTTGAGACTTGTGCCCTCCTCTGACTTCCTCACACTACCAGATGCCTTACGACATTTAGCAATAGCCTGTGAAGCCCTAGCGGAAGGGAACACATCATACGATGCCTTTACCTTTTTGTAGCAAGCGTCTTTCATTTTAGCTTTGCAGTATTAGTAAGTGGATTATACTTAAAATCTTTTTTAGGTCTCCCTGTTGATTTTGAAGCCCTATCTTTTGCTCTCTCCTCAGCAGTCATTACATTTCTTTTCATGCCCTCCTGAGTATATGTTTTCCCATCAGCCTTTAAATGACCTCGCTTCTGTAAAATAGCTATAGCTAACCCTTTATCGCCTACTTGAGCTGCCAATCTTTCAAGAAGATGACCTCTACCCATAAACTTTTGAGTTGCCATTATTTTTTCTTTTTAGGAATTACTCCCTTAGCCATTAATACATCTTTCTTTGTCACCTTACCGTCTTTATTTACGTCAGGGAAAGATTTCTTAGTCTTTTTCATAGTCTTAGTATTTACCTCTACGTCCTTTGGGTGATGATTTGGTTGAACCCCCCGGGCCTGCCCATAGGTTCTTGCACGCCCAGTAGCGTGGCGTTAACTTGTCAGTTGCCGTGTCACAGCTATGACGAGCCTTAAAACTTTTTCTGGCTGCTGAACTATAGTTATGTCCATAGCCCTTTGCTCCAAAGTGGAGGAGTTTTTCCTCCCCTCCGGAACAAGCTTTAACCATCTTCTTCTTGCCCGGGCGGTCCGAAGCAACAGGACGGTTACATGACATCTTAGACTTGTCAGCCATAGTAGATTATTGACGGAATCCTCTGGTTGTATTGCCGGGGTCGGCAACAACCTCTTCTTTAACTTCCTCAACAACAGGAGCAGGAGCCTTCTGAACTGGCTTTGCTTCTTCTTCTACTGGCTTTTCAACTAATTTTGACTTTGCCATAATTACTTCTTTTTCATTTTCTTGTCCATTGCCTTGTCAACTTTCTTGGCAACTTTACCCACTTTCTTTACAGCCTTAGCGACCATTGCGCCTGCAGCCAATGCTTTACCTTTCATCATTACTTTGCTTTTTTAACAAGCTTCTTAGCAACACCACCTGATGCTACTACTGATTTTGCGCCTTTTGATGGAACACCACCTGACATAGCCAAGGGCTTCGCTTTCAATGCTCCTTTGATAGATGGTCCACCACCTGAAGGAGGCTGCAACTTTGAAGATGCAGGAAGATTTGGAACTGATTTTTTCATTTTGCTTAGTATTTGGTTTTAAATGTAGCTAATCCTTCTAATTTTCCCAAGCCTGATATACGACCAGAGGAACCTACTCGGCGCTCTCTGTTCTTTGCCATCTTGTCTTTTAACTTTTGCTTGCCGGCTTGCATAGCTGCAATATCCTCAGATTGCTTGTTTTTGAAAGTTATAGCGTCCAACTCTTGACGAAGGCTCTTTACCTCATCCTCAATTTTCTTTGGTTTTTTGTCCTCTGCCATAGCTATAATTTTTTAACTTTGCTTTACAAATGTAATAAAATTAAATTAAATGAAACCACCACCAAATGACTACCTAAAATTTTGGAGAGTCATCAGGTATTACATGAAAATGAAGCATGGATTAAGCCAAGCGGACCTCGATGTAATCCTGTTTCTCTACTCAGAAGGGTACTTTAGCAAAGATAAGTTTGACGAATATGCTCAAATTGTAAGCTGGAGTAAAGACCGCTTCAAAGATTTACACAGAGATGGCTGGATTGAGACGTTCAGAAGACGTAGCTTCAATGGCAAAGCCCTGTACCAGCTAAGTTACAAGGCTACACGAATGGTTCTTGACATCTACCGCAAACTAAACGGCGAAGAGATTCCAACAAGCCTAGCAGCAAACCCCATGTTCCACAAGAACGTGTCATACTCAGACAAGGTTTACAGGAACATGATTATTTTGATGAACCAACACTGCAAGGAGCAGCGATTAAAAAAAAGAGGTGGTGATTAAATCACCACCACCACGTCACGCTCAGAAATTATTGTGAACTGCTCGTCATTGATAAGCATCGTAAAGGTATTGGCCTTGTCATAGTACAACTCCTCACCCTCCTCAATGACACTCACGTCAGTTCCAGTAGCAATCACCTCAGCACGTTTGTATCTAAGTTGATTTGTGTCATCTCCTGAGAGTATCAACCCACTCTCAATCTTGATAGTCTCCTGAATGTCACGGACTACAATATATTTCCCTATTGGTCTCATTGTTGCTCATAGCTACGTGCCATTGTAATAATGGCATTGGTGGATAGAATAGTAGTCGCTACGCTGACAGCGTTCTGCAATGCGCTCCTAGTTACCTTCAGCGGGTCAATGACTCCCATAGCCACTAGGTCACCCATCTCACCAGTCTTCAGATTGTAACCATGACCAACCGGTGTCCCGTCAGCATACACGTCACTAGGCTTCAGCCCCGCATTGGCAAGTATCTGTTGGAACGGAGCCATCAATGCGTTGACCACAATCTTTAGCGCTGCCTCAGCCTCTTTGGAACTTGACTTGAAGTCAAAACCTGCATAGAGCTCAGCGCTCTCATCAAGCAATGCCTTACCGGCCCCGGGCAATATGCCCTCCTCAAGTGCTGACCGAACCGCACACACCGCATCGTCAACCCTGTCATACAACTCTTTCTGCTCTAGGTCAGTCTGACCACCAACAAAGATGACACCAATGCCACCAGTCAGCGAAGCAATACGCTCCAATAGGAAGTCTTTGTCAGCCTTCTTAGTAGCAATCTTATGTGCGTCCCACAACTGGGCAACACGCTCCTCAACTAAGGTCTCGTCAGACTTAGCAGCACTGCGGATAATGACAGTCTTGTCCCTGCTCACAATCACCTTGGCCGCATGGCCCAAATGACCGTAGTTCATAATGCTCAGGTCATCACCAGTCTTCTCACTGAAGTACGTAGCCCCAACACTGATAGCAATGTCATGCATCAGCTCATGCTGCTTGTAGCCAAAACTCGGTGGAGGCACAGCCACAACTTTAATAGCCCCCTGCATCACATTGGCCGCAAGCGTGTTCACCACATTCGTGCTACAAGGAGAGATTATCAACAACTTTTTCTTCTCGTCAACAATTGGCTTCAGCACATTAGTGATGTTAATCAAGTTGTTTATCTCCATATCAGCAACCAACACCATCACATCGTCAAACACACACTCGTCCTTCTTCACGTCATTGATGAACAGCGGGCTCAAATACCCCCTGTCAAACTTTAACCCCTTGGTGGTCTCAGCATAGGTCTCACTCGTCTGGCTCCGCTCAACAGTAACCACACCACTCTTACCCACGTCCTTGTACACCTCAGAAATAATGCGACCTATCTCACGGTCATTGTTAGCACTAATGCTCGCCACGTCAACCAACATAGACGTACTCACCTTCTTGGCTTTCCTCCTTAACTTGTCCACCACCTTGTTGCTGATGTCCACCATGTGTCTCAACACCTCAGTTCTGTTCATCTCCTCAGTGATGTGCTCAAGGCCACCCAACACCAAGCCCTCAGTCAACACAATAGCAGTAGTCGTGCCGTCACCAGCAGACGTAGCAGTCTTGTCAGCCGCCTCCTTCATCATCTTAACCGCAAGGTTCTCGCTAGGGTCAATCAAGTCAATCGACTTGGCTACCGTAACACCATCCTTTGTAACCGTAATACCGTGTGTGTGATTGGGACTCTCTATCAAGACCGTGTTGCCCGCAGGGCCAAGAGTTGACTTGACCGCCTTGGACATCTTGACAACACCATTGATAAGTTTAGTCCTACCCGATGCCCCAAATTGTAAATCCTTAGGCGAATAGCCCAAGCCTGATGTCTCTACCATTTGATTTGATTTAAGTTTTATGATACACAAATATAGGGGTTTTATCTTTCTTGGTAAACCAAGAAAACTAAATGTCGTTTTTTCTTTCGATAATGTCGAATCTGTGACGATAGTTTTTTGCTAACTAATTGAACACTAATACTAAATGTCGATTATTGCGGAAATGTCGAAAAATTTTCCCCTATTCTTCTATATATATTACCTCCTTTTATATTTTTTTTCCCCTTATATTTTCTCTTAAAAATCGACATTTTCGACATTAATAAAATAAATAATTAATAATCAATAAGTTACAAAAATAAAAACGACATAAAAACGACATAAAACCAAGACAATAATGTCGATTCTAGCATTTTACTAGACAAAAGAAAGGGAAGCCTAAAACTAAGCCCCCCTTTACTAAACGACAAACCCAATAAACACTACATCTCTTCAGGGCCTTCCATCATCTCCGCTCTCATGTATCCCAATGATACACCCTCGGAAATCATGCCCACCTTCTCAATACGCTTCATCACCTTTCTGGCCTTAGCAGCCTCAGCAATTCCACTCATACCGTCAGGACGATTGTTAATTAACCTACCATTCTTTACCTCCAACCCACTGCCAAGAGTATAACCCTTCGCATAGATGGAATTTTTTAAATCTAGTTTCATAATCAGTTTTGTTTAAGTTGCAACTAGCCAAAGATAGAAAATTTTTGACATACCCGGAGTGTTTGGGCTATATAGCGGTTCTGGGAAAAGGGCCGCCAAACGGAAACGACTTTTTTTTCGAGGGGTGGGGGGTCAATTTGCCTTGCGCTTGTCGGATTTTTTGGCGTTTTGCTGTGCCCTACCCCCTCAGGTGCCCTCCTCCAGCGGGAAACAAGCCCCTCCATGCCACGTGTCCCCCCGAAATGTGCCCATACGCGCTGTATTGCGCCTTTTTTTGTGTCTTCAAAGACACTGGAAAAGAGAAAAGGGACAAAGAGAGGCCTCTTAAACCCCCCTCGCTTGCCCGTATCGACTAACTTTTGAACGCCCGATAAACCAGCGTAATACATTGAATAATAAAGATTTGAACATTTTTTCTACAAAAACTCAGAAAAAGTTTTGCAATTAAAAGTTTTGAACTAGATTTGTACAAGTAACGCACGAAGCGTCTACGAGTAATCAACCAAAACCGCTTAAATATGAGCAATTTACTATCAATTGAGCAGGCGTTCCTAAGCCTACCGCAAGTCAAACAGGCTTTAAACTTGCAGGAAATTAGGTCAATCCAGCGTACTATAGTTAACGCTAAGAAAAAGAAATTTGAGCAGACGCTTACCCTGAGCAAGTTGGTAGGGTCTGTAGTCACGTGGTTTGGCTCCGATGAGGGCAAGCGGATTTGCGCTGAGGAGGGCATAACGTGGTCAAATGAGCAAATAGGCCTCAAGGTCTTCGGCTGGCAAAAGTCCTTTTTCTACAAGGTGGTCAAGGCGTCCAAACTCAAGGAGGGCGTGGTCGACACGTTCAAAACCAAATGTGACCAACTGGAGGCGCAGGGTGAAGAACCAAACAGGTCGCTGGAGGGATTACTCAAGTACGCTAAGCAAGTGGAAAATGAGGCTCAAGCCAGTGGACAAGACGTTGACGCTGGAGGCGAGGCTCAGGTCGATACACGTCCAAAGGCGTTTTTTACCTTTGAGTACCGCCCGCACCCTGAGGCAAATACCCCTATTTCTTTGCGCTATGGCGTTAAAATGCAAATAATGAGCGATGGCCAAATCAAGGTAGTTAGTGCTGAGTGCTCCGATGATGAGGAGGCGCTGGGCTATGCCAAAAACGCTGTTTGGGCTTTGAATCAATACTTAAATAATCCTAATTACTAATCCAGTGTCTTTGAAGACACATAAACCAAATCAATATGCAAAACGGAATCGAGTACAAATTAACTGGTGAAGACCAAAGAGGCGAAGTGGCAAACTACCACAGAAAGCCTGAGCCCCTATTTTTGAATAAGACCCCATACAGCGTGGACGTGGCGGGGCTCAAAAAGACGGAGCAAAAATCCATAAAGTTTGACGGGGTTGAATTTTCCTCTCAATACACGATAGGCTTTGAGGTTGAAAAAAACCTCCTCCACAGAAACGCGGTGCGGGAATATGAGTTGTTTTGTGGCTTCGAGCGGGATGCCTCCTGCGGATATGAGGCTGTGACCCATGTCCTACCGCTCCTACCAGCGGGTCAATGGCGCACAAAGGTCTACGACATGATGCACAAGGCGGAGCGGATTATTGATGACCGCTACAGCCCCTCAGATAGACGTTGCGGGGGTCACATTACAATTGCCCGAGCAAACATGAGCGGTGAAACCCTGCTGGATGCAGTACGCAAGAACTCAGGCATCATTTTAGCCCTATTTCGCAACCGCCTGCAAAACAGGTTTTGCGGTGAAAATAAGAGGCTCAGGAGCGACTACTACGGCTCTCGCTACCAAGTGGCTTTGGTCAAGGGCAATTGCCTCGAGTTTAGGATTCCTTCTCGCTTTGAGTCGGTCAAACAGATGATGCGCAGGTATGAGTTGTTTTACCACTTGGTTGATTTTTCGCTGGAGGGCTCAGGTAATTACATGGCCTTTGTCAAGCGCATCAGACCAGTAATTGTGTCCATGTATAATGGCGATACGGCAAAGGCTGAGGAGGTAATCAACTTATCCGTACATTTTCAAAAGTACATTAACACAGGTGAAATTCACCAGTCAATCGCTGAGTACTTGCGGTAGTATTGGAGGGGCGGTGGTAAGCCGTCCCATGTCTCAGGATGTGTGTCCTGACTGAAGAGCCCAAAAGGGCGAAACAGAATTGCAAACCCGCAGGGGTTAAAACCCTCCTGCAAAACCTTAATTAACATGGGAAAATTTATTACCGCTAGATTCAAAAGCGCTTGCGCTGAGACGGGCAAAACTATCAAGGCTGGCGAGTCAATCTACTTTGACGGCAAGGCCTACTGCATGGATTCCAAGACCTACAGGAATCAAAAAGAGACCGCCCAAACCTTTGCCCATATTACGGCAAATGAGGAGGCGTACTTTGACAATTTTTGCTACCAAAATAATATCTAAGGACATGAGAAAAATTGAGCGTTTATTGTTGACCTTTTGCTACCTATTTACTTTGGTGGCTGTCGTGCGGATGTGCGTGGCTTTGGTCTCGGGTCTTGAGTTGACCTTTGGAAATGTGGTGCAGGTGTTATTCCTGTTTTTAGGACTTGGGTTCCTGTTTTTTATGGCTGGCGTAATGATATTAACCAAACGGAAATGAGCGAGTTGATTTCAGTTGAAACCTTTTTCACAGGCTCCGAGCAGGATGCAAGAGAGTTTGTACTTGAGTGGAACGTGATGCTTTGCACTACCACGTTCAGGGCACGTCCAACGGAGGAACAGGACGTATACAAGATTACAGGTAGGGTGACAAGCGAGGAGGTGATTGAGTACCGCATGGAGGAGGACTTTATTGTCGGGAGCCCATGAGTACTGGCGGTGTCGTGTGGATGCGAGTGTCTTTAAAGACACAAGCGGACACGCTAGACACTGCTGTCGGAGGGTGAGTGCCCTTCCTGATGAGACCAAAAGGTCGAAACGGCAAACCAAAAAACAAAAGTAACATGGAAACAAAAAGAGTAACCCCTATTGAGGAGCGTGCTGAGGTAGTTCAGGACGTAATTGACCGCCTCTTGTACCTGACCCCTGAGGATGTCAAGACCTACAGACAACTGCTAAGCGCACTTAATGAGCAGTACGCAGTTGATGTGAAGATTGAGCAAAATGGATTAAGAGTTTATTCACTAAACAAAAACCTACAATGAGACAAATTACAAGCAGAATCGTGAGCGCTTTCCTTAATGGGGAGCGCCTCAAAATTGACAACACAATAACACAAGGTGGTGTTATATGGCTATGGGACAACATGATTGCGGAGCGCAGGGGAAATGGCCTATGGATAACCAATGCGGGCTGGCCTTCAGCAACTACAAAGGAGAGACTGAACGGACTACCTGAGGTGTGGATAGTACAAAAGAAAGGTCAATGGTACCTGAACGGCCACGCTTGGGATGGTGAGTGGGTTCGTGTGGCTGACTTCATGGGGTCGGTTCGTCCTGAGACGGAGCCTGTGTTTGACCTGACTAGCACATGGGTTGCTGATGGTGGCTACAGCCAACCAAACTATGCGGTGTGGCACAGCAATAACCTGAGCACGCTTGAGCCTGTCGAGGCTGGGCTTCGTGAGTTGGGAGTTCCTTTCAGACGCCATGAGTCCGATACTCAGGGGATATGGAGACCAAACTACTTCGTGGTGGTGCGACCTGAGGATTTCAATCGAGTATTAACAAACATAAATCAATAACACTATGCAAATTTATCAAATCAATACTACGGCATTCAAGGAGGAGGACTTATTCCTCCTTACTGACCTAACTGAGGAGCAAATAACTGAGGTAATCAATCCTCTAGTGATGGCTGAGCGAGAGGGCTCGGATGAGTACGATAATGAAAGTCTGGTGGATGCGTTGGAGAAACGATACCCAAAGAACACTATCAAGATGTTCTCTGAGTTTGTCTACCTGACCTATTAGTTTTATCCCCGGGAGCTTCGGTTCCCGGCTGTCCCCGGGTGTGTGCCCGGGCTGATGAGTTCAAAAGAACGAAACAGAATTACAAACCCCGAGGGGGGTTGAAACCCTCCTCAAAAAATCAAATCAATATGACAAAACCAAATGATGTATGGCACTGCTCAGAATGTGGGCAAGCACAAGGGCGACACGATATGTGGTTCGAAGGCGATGTATGTGGCGAATGCCACTGGGAGTCAAACAAAATCCCTTGCAGGGGATGTGAGACCAAGAAAGACGTGTACGAGCAACATGATTCGTACGGGTATAGTACTGGTTACTGGTGTGATTCCTGCTACGAAAGTGACAGGTATCCATACAGAAGAGACAGGTATTTTGATTCATCCTATGCAGGCGAGAGACTAGAAAATGACTACTAAAATGGATGACCTATTCGAAACAATCGAAACGCTACCTTACAAGGTGCAACTAATCCTGAGCGAGTTTGGTCAGGATGACATTACGTACGAGAAATGCGATGACATACTAAGCAGATGTGAGGCTGAGGGCTACACGTTTGAGTATGGCCTTGACGCAATCCCTTTCAACCTAACTAAAATCAATTGACATGGAGAGCCTACACTACTTCAAAGTCTACTACAACAAAGAGTTTGTCTGTAGTATTTCAGCCCATACCAAGTGGGAGGCAATGGATAGAGCCTACTATATGTACGCTTCTGAGATGCCAAACTTGGAGCGTTCCAAGTTCAGTGCTACTAAAATTTATTAGCCTAAATTTGGAGATGTTCAAATCTTGTAGTACCTTTGTTCATTATTCGTTCAATTCAATCTAATCGGGTTCTGTGTCTTCAAAGACACTGCCCACAAATCAAATCAATTTATGTGTGTAATCATTATCAAGCAGACAGGCAAGCAACTGCCTCAGGAGGTCGCCAAGACTTCATCACGTATCAACCCTCATGGACTGGGTGTAATTTGGTTGGACACCTTTGAGGTCACCTACCACAAATCAAATGAGTACAAGGTTCTATTTACAGACCGACCCTTTATTGCTCACTTCAGGTACGCTACTATCGGAGCGGTCAACAAGTACAACACGCACCCTTTCGTGTGTGGTGACAACAAGCAGGAGTGGTTGATGATGAACGGCACCATCCGTGGGCTGGGCAACGCATTCAAGAGCGACTCACGTGTGTTGGCTGAGAGTCTAGGTAGAATACCACGACACAAGTGGAAAAAAGAATTAGAGCAGTATGAGTGCAGATTCGTCACTGTCAACACGCACAGCAGGACTTTTCAGATTTACAACAAGCACCTGTGGACACAGCGTGATGGTGTGTGGTTCAGCAAGGCCAATGTCCTTGAGGACAACTTGGTTGCTGTGTATGGCACCCTTAAGAAGGGTTACAACAATTACAATCGCTACTTGACTGGCTCCAAGCACGTGGGCGCAGGCAAGACCAAAGAAAAGTACCCGCTTGTTATCAAGGGTCTACCTTACTTGATTGAGGAGCGTGGAAAAGGGTACAATGTGGTGGTGGACGTGTTCAAGGTAAGCGACCCAGTGCTGTCGGAGTTGGACAAGTTGGAGGGGCACCCGAATTGGTACAAGCGCAAGCAGATACCAGTGGTTGTGAAGGGCAAGGAGTTGACGTGCTGGATTTACTTCAATATCAAAGAGACCAGTGTGGGTAATATGCTCCATACGTCCTACGTTCAGGAGCCAGTCAACACATGGTACTACGAGCAACAAGACAAGAAGGAGACCAAGTTTGCGGTCAACAAGTACCAGTTGAACTTGCTTGACTTCATTGAGGATGAGTGTGATGATTGCGAGTTTGATATTTACAATGAGAAGCCTGTCTGTGTCGAATGTTTCCACGACTTGGAGCACGATGGGTTCTCGAACTACCACTGTAGCGGTTGCGGTGAGTGGTTCACTGAGAATGAGGTTCTACGATTCCAGCCTTAGTCTCTCTCAGGGTGGTGTTCTTCATGTGCGAGTGTCTTCAAAGACACGAGTTCATAAGACACTGCCCTGCTGTATCAGGATGTGTGTCCTGACTGACGATTCTGAAAAGATGAAACAGCAAATTATTCAACCTAACTATTTTCAAGATGGAGACAATTATCAATGATGTCCTGCAGATGGACTCAGGTATCCAAGTAATCTTTTCTTTTTGGGCTTTCTGTGTGGTGGCGTTCTGTGGGACACTGCTGTATGGACTGAGCAAAGTATTGGTTAATCTATTCACTAAAAACAAAAACGCTATGGTATGAAAAGGAGTCTCTACGTAGTGGGAGAGTTGGCTAAATTCTTCCTCTTGTCTGTCCCTCTTGCGATAACAATTTACGTTGGCTTGCACGTGGGACTTTTCATTTATGTATTATATAAACAAACCAAACAACTATGTCAAAGAATCAAACACAAAACAGCGGGCTAATGATGGCCAACCTTGAGGTCGACTACCTGAGAGAGCAACTCAAGGAGACTAGAAAAAAACTTAAAGATGTCAGTCAGGCAAGAGAATTGCTGGAGAAGAACGGGTACTTTGTTAAAAACCTGTGGCACGTAGACGATGTAATGTCGAACTACAACTGCTCGGAGGAGGTGGCTCAGGGTGTGTTATACGATGCGCTTACAAATAACTATATAATGGAAAATGTATGGGAAATAATTCAAGATATAGCAATTGATTTAAACCTTGAGGAAAAACAAATAGAATGAGACTAACACCGATTGACTGGCTGGAGAGTAGGATAAGGCATCACCTCGAGGATGGATTCAAACTATCAGATAAGGATTTAGATGTGTACTTGGAAGAGGCCAAGAGTATTAAAAGATTCCAAGACCCTATAGTTGAGAGAGTGGTCAACAAATTTGACACTAGGTCACAAGTTGGGATAGACAAGTATGGTACTACACTTGATGAGAACAAAGCCACCTTAGTTGAGTGGCTCAATCATTTGCAGGAGGAGTTGATGGATGCTACGCTGTACATACAAAAGTTGAAATCAGAATTGGATAAGTAAATTATTTGTACGAAATTTGTACGAAATTTAATCAAATTAACAACAACATGGACAAATCACCTTTCGAGTTATTCAGTAACTCAGGACGCTTCACAAACGTGGAGACCTATCTTGAGAAGAATCCTAATGCAATCCTCCACGACAAATGTACGGACGTAATCACGTATAACATTGCAGGATTCGACATTCAGGTTCTAAATACAGCAGAGTTTTATTTCAACGATGACATACGTGGCTTTCACCTAGACGATGTGGAGTTGGAATTATTTACAAAAATAATTAATAAATAATTGAACAATGTATGAACATATTAACTATATTTGTTCCAAACCAAAATGATTTATGAAGCAGGATGTTTTTAATCAGTACGTTGAGCGTGTCACCAGTATGTTCAACATTACTCAAGAGGAGTTTTACTCTAAGACTAAGAGGCGTGAGTTCGTTGATGCCCGTCACATGGTTTATTACCTATGTTCCAAGAGGCCGATGCAAATCACCTACATTCAGCGGTACATGAACGAGGCTGGCAATAACGTCAAGCATTCCTCAATAATCCACGGCATATCAGCAGTGGAGCAAAGGATTGCAGATGATAAGGACTACCTGTCGGTAATCAAGGATGTAGAACGTGCAGTATTTATTTAATCAATCAAATCAATCAAATCAAATCAAATGGAAAAAAAGCAAACAGTCTTTGAAAGACTATCGGCAATCAACGTCAATGAGCACGTTGAGAAGAAGGACAACCTGACGTACCTGTCTTGGGCGTGGGCTTGGTCTGAGACAAAGAGAGCGTGCCCTGACGCTACGTACAAAATCTTGGAGACGGAGTACGATGAGGCGCTTGGTTTCATGTGCCATACCACGGTTACTATCGAGGGTGAGACCCTAGAGATGTGGTTGCCAGTAATGGATGGCAAGAACAAGTCAATGAAGAAGCAGTCCTACGAGTACGCCACCAAGTACGGCGCTAAGACCGTGGATGCGGCTACGACATTCGACATTAACAAGACCCTCATGCGATGCTTGGTTAAGAACCTAGCGATGTTTGGCTTGGGGATTTACATTTATGCTGGAGAGGACTTGCCTGAGACCGAGGTCGCTAAAAAGCCTGAGCCAAAACCTTCGGTGCAGAAGGAGTTGATTGAACTCGAGAAGGGCACCGACAACTGGCAGGCTGTGGTTGACTACGTGACTAAGAACAAGGCTATGGGTGTCGAGAAGATTGGAGCCCAACTTGTACGCAAGTATAAAATTAGTACTGAGTTAAAGAAAGAAATTGCTAACCTTGTAAATGCTAAATGATGAAGACCCTACTAGAAACTATCGACCTTACAGATACGCCAAATATCTTGGCTCAGTTAAAAGATGACAACGAGTACTACAATGGGATTGGAAGGGGCTACCTTTCCAATTCCGACATTGGAGTCTTGTTGAATAATCCTCAGGACTTCGGCAAGACCCGTGAGGACAACAAAGCGTTCATGGATGGACGTTACTTTCACCAGTTAATCTTGGAGCCTGAGAAGGCTAAGTCAATGCCTGCTGTGGATGTCAGCACCCGTACTACCAAAGAGTACAAGGCGTTCTGTGAGACCAACAACTTGCCGTTCTGTATGCTCAAGAAGGAGCAAGATGAGATTCAGGCGCTAGTAAATATCATCAATGGCAACATTGCATTCTACGATGAAATCTACAAGAAGGGCAATCAGTACGAGACCCCTGCTGTGGGATTGATTCAGGGGATGATGTGGAAGGGTAAGGCTGACATTGTCACTGACGATTCGGTGATTGACTTGAAGACTACCAGTGACATTCATAAGTTCAAGTGGTCTGCTAAGTCTTACAACTACGACTCGCAGTGCTATATCTATCAGGAGTTATTCGGTAAGCCTTTGGTGTTTTATGTGATTGACAAAGGAACTGGAGTGCTGGGTATCTTCAGGCCTACAGATGACTTTGTCAAGGGTGGTGAGGCTAAAGTTAGCCGAGCAATCGAGATGTACAACAAGTACTTCGGCTCCAATCCATCAGATGATATTGCCAACTATTACATTGACGAGTATCTATTTTAATCAATTAACAACTTAAATAAAATAACTATGGAAAATTTTAGTTTTGGGAGTATGAAAAATTTTGATGCATTGACAATGTTTAAAGATGGAGAAGATGATAAATATCTTGTCGAATACTTATTGGTTGATGACAATGGTTTTGACCATAGATGTTCTCCTTTTTTAATTCCTGTAGGGACAGTGTTTGAACACAACTTTGGAACATACGAAGTTATTTCTATTGATAGAAAAATGGAGAACATTGTTGTTTATTGTGAAAGAGTCACAAAGGAAAAGCCAATGTTTGATTCTTTAATTGCAATGAAAAATCAATTTAACTAGAAGTGATAAACCAATCATACGCTTAGCCTCAGAGGTGGGTGGTTGGTTAAAACAGACTGAGGCATACAAAAACAATTTATACTATGGCACAAGATGAAAAAATCTTTGCAGAAGGTTTCTCATTCAAGAGAAACGAAAAGGCTCCTGACTTTGTAGTCGGTAGGCTATCAATCAAGTCTGACGATGCAGTAGCATTTATCAGGGAGTACGAGAAAAATGGCTGGGTCAACCTCAATATCAAGACTGCCCGCAGTGGCAATCATTACGTTGAGTTAGATACGTATGAGCCAGTTAAGGATGGCGAGACACCAAGAGCACAGGCGAAGCCGAAGGAGACACCAAGAGAAAAGATTGTCTTACCTGAGCCTGAGGATGATGGTGACCTACCGTTCTAATCTAACCCATTTTAGAACTAAGAATAGGGGGAGTATATACTCTCCCTTTTTTTACCTCCAGTCCCTGACGAAAATGTCAATGTATTTTCCCATATTCTTCTATATACATATTCTCTTCTTATTCTTTTTTTTTAATTAAAATTTAAGAATAAAATCGACATTATTGACATTAGTATTAGTAATCAGATAGTTAGGTAATTAAAACCGACATAGAATCGACATAAAAACGACATAGTATGACACACACAGTAACGATATTCCAAAGCATTAGAGATACAGACACACCTTTCTTCCGTGACGTGCACGTAATCCTTGATAGGATTAAGGAGGGGGCAGGTGCCACTAAGGATTTGGTTAAGAAGATTAGATTAGAGAAACGTAAGCCCGAGAGACAAGAACTAAAGAAGCAGTTGCCAGCGATATGCTTCAGCGGTACGTTCAACAAGAGAACGGATGCGTCCCTTATCCAGCACTCAGGATTGATATGCTTGGACTTTGATGGATACACCAAGCAGAAAGAACTACTGCAGGACAAGGAGAACCTGAGCAAGAACAAGTACGTGTTCTCAGTCTTCATTTCTCCATCAGGTAATGGCTTGAAAGTACTGGTCAAGATTCCTGCAGATGCAGAGAACCATACAAGTTTCTTTAACAGCCTAGAGAAGTACTTTAACAGCGCTTATTTCGATAAGACGAGTAAGAACCTTAGCCGAGTGTGTTACGAGTCCTACGACCCCTTAATTTACGTCAATGAGAACTCTTCAATTTGGGATGTAATAGAGGAGCCTGAGTACACCGAGATTAACCGAGCAAAGGATAAGGCTACCATACCCATCACTGACGAGAATAAGATTGTAGAGATACTTGTGAAGTGGTGGGAGAAGAAGTATCCAATGAGCGAGGGACAGCGCAATCAGAATACCTACGTACTTGCGATGGCATTCAATGACTTTGGAATCAACAAGAGCCTTGCGTCCTACGTCCTGAACCAGTTCGCTACAGATGATTTCACCATCAGAGAGATTGCTATCACGATTGATTCAGCGTACCGAAACACTGGCAACTTTGGAACAAAGTACTACGAGGACGAGGAGAGAATCAATACCATCAAGGCAAAGTTGAGACGTGGCGTATCAAAAAAAGAGATACGCATCCAACTGCAAGACTCCAATTTGGATAGCGAGACTATCGAATCAGTCCTCAATAAAGTCGAGGAGGAAAATGCCAAGCAGACATTCTGGGACAGAAACGATAAGGGGGTCATCAAGATAATACACATTCAGTTCAAGCAGTTCCTAGAAGACAATGGCTTCTACAAGTACTGCCCTGAGGGTGGCAAGAACTACGTGTTTGTCAAGGTAACCAACAACTTGATTGACCATACGTCAGAGAAAGAGATTAAGGACTTCGTCCTTGCGCACCTGCTGGAGTTAGATGATGTGGCAGTCTACAACTACTTCGCTGACAACACACGCTTCTTCAAGGAAGAGTTTCTGTCGATGTTGTCGACCATTGAGATTTACTTCATTGCAGATTCAAAGGATGCGTCCTACTTGTACTACAAGAACTGCGCAATCAAGATTACTAAGGATGGCGTTAGCACGCTTGACTACTTGGACTTGGGTGGATATGTTTGGAAAGACCACGTGATTGACAGGAACTTCACGCTGTGCGGTGTGACTCAAAAGTGTGACTTCAAAAAGTTCGTGAGCAATATCAACGGTGGAGACGAGGGACGGATTCAATCAATGGAAAGCACCATTGGATTCTTGTTGCACGGATACAAGAACTTATCGTTCTGTCCTGCTGTGATTCTGAACGATGAGGTAATCAGCGATAACCCTGAGGGTGGAACTGGAAAGGGATTGTTGATGAACGCCCTGAGCAAGATGAAGAAACTGGTGGTGATTGACGGCAAGTCCTTCGCATTCGAGCGGAGCTTCGCTTATCAGTTGGTGTCAGCAGATACGCAGATACTTTGCTTCGATGATGTGCGAAAGCACTTTGACTTCGAGCGATTGTTCTCAGTAGTTACTGAGGGTCTTACGCTAGAGAAGAAGAATAAGGACGCTATCAAGATTCCTTTTTCCAAGTCACCTAAGATTGCCATTACAACAAACTACGCTATCAAGGGGGCTGGTAACTCATTCGCAAGACGTAAGTGGGAACTGGAGTTGCATCAGTACTACACTAAAGAATACACGCCACTGGATGAGTTTGGTAAGTTGATGTTTGGGGACTGGAACGATGACGACTGGTGCGAGTTTGACAACTACATGATTAGTTGCTTGACCAACTACCTGAAGACAGGTCTTGTGAAATCTAAGTTTGTGAACCTAAAGATTCGCCAGTTGTCTGCAGAAACCTGCCATGAATTTATCGAGTGGTGTGGGCTAGTGGACAGCGCAGAGCGAAACGTAATGTTACAGACTGACACGAGATTATACAAGAACGAGTTATATTCAAACTTCGTGGATGAGTATCCTGACTACGGCCCTCGAGGTAGGATGAGTATCAGTAGAACCAAGTTCTACAAGTGGCTTATCTCCTATGCGATGTACAAGGAAGGCACGATGCCTGAGGAGGACAGAGACCAGCAAGGTAGATGGATAATTATCAAGAGCAAGAAAGCAGTAAGTGATGACCCACCATTTTAAATTTAGATAGATGAAAGAGAGTTTGATTATATGGAACTACGTGTTCCATTGGAACGAGTACACAGGAAAGTGGTACGCCATACATAGAGACAAGTACCTTGAGTACTGGAATGTTGAGAAAGATGTTTTCGCAAGTCACGAAAACTTGGATGAGTTAATCAAAAAAATAAAAGACAGATGATAGTCTATCTAGGAGACCAAGCAAAGAGATTGTATTTCTCAAGGGACATTCCCTTGAATACAATAGGGGTGTTCCAGTCTATAAAAGGTGAGTGGCTGTACTGGTACTGCACTGACTGGACATTTGACACAGGGTTCGCTGACACTGAGGCGGAAGCATTGCAAGTAGCAAAGAAAAATTTTATTCCATTAAACTACACACCACTTAAAGATGACACAAGAACAGATGATTCATGTAGGGATGATTAACTCATTCAACATTATTACAGGTCGCAATACCCTAGATGAGATTATTAAATCAGACGTTAACATATTCTCACACGCACCTGACGAAGACCCACCTTTTGAGTTGGTTCAATTAATGATTGAGTACTTCTCCTCATTTGAGATGTTTGAGAAATGCATTGAACTCACGCTATACTTGGAAGACAACTTCAATCAAGAAGGTATGCCAAAGGAGGAGAGATGTGAATGCATACTGCCTGTGATTCAAGAGTACAGCAGGAAGATGTATTGTGGTAAATGCAGCAAGAGGTTAAGTAAATGACAGACATAGTACCACGCATCCCCGGGTACAGCAACGATTCGATGTGGAGGCACTGTGAAACTCTAAAGTCCGTAGTAATTGAGACTAAAGAAGTCAAGATTGGTAGAGGGCGAAGGGTTGAGATACTCAAGGTGCCCAAGCATGGCGTAGACAAGGAGACTGTAGACAGAATCATCAGGAGTTGCGAACACTATAAAGAATTAAATCAAATGGAAAAACAAGGAGGAGTAACCTTCAGAAGTTATCAGACAGACATAATAGATAAGGGCTCCCGTATTTTAAACGAACATGGGTTCTTGTATCTAGCGATGGAGGTAAGGACTGGAAAGACTCTCACAAGTCTTGGCATTGCAGAGCAATTAAAGTCTTGGAAAGTATTATTCATTACCAAGAAGAAAGCAATCAGTACGATTGAGTCAGATTACAAACTGTTGAATCCTGCATACTTCCTAACCGTGATTAACTACGAGAGCCTTCACTTGGTGATGGACAATGAGGAGTGGGATTTGATAGTATGCGATGAGGCGCACAGCATGGGGGCATTCCCTAAGCCAAGCAATAGGGCAGAGTTGGTGGCTTATGTGATTGGAAAGTATAGACCTAAGGTGATACTGCTATCAGGAACACCAACCCCTGAGAGTTACTCTCAGATGTACCATCAGGTATATGCCATACCAAACAATCCATTCGCTGAGTTCAGAAACTTCTACAGATTCTGTGACAAGTTCGTCAACGTAACACAAAAGAAAATCAACGGCCTATTTGTCAAAGACTACAGCGGTGGATTGGATGCCATCATCAAAGCGATGGAGCCATATACAATTAATTACACGCAAGCAGAGGCTGGATTCAAAGCAGAGACTATGGAGGAAGTGCTGGAGGTTGAGATGAGCGACAGGACTTATTCGATGATTAAGAGACTCAAGCGTGACTTGGTTATTGAGGGAAAGGATGAGACCATACTGGCCGACACACCTGTAAAGTTGATGATGAAGGTTCACCAGTTGTGCAGTGGCACGATAAAGTTTGAGAGTGGCAACAGCATGGTGCTTGACACCACGAAGGCACAGTTCATTTATGACAACTTCTGCACACACAAGATTGGAATCTTCTACAAGTTCAAGGAAGAGTTGAATGCGCTCAAGCAAGTGTTCGGTGATACCCTGACCACGGAACTGAGTGTCTTTGAAGACACTGACAAAAGCATAGCCCTGCAGATTGTATCAGGAAGAGAAGGCATATCCCTGCGTGACGCTGACTTCTTGGTCTACTACAACATTGATTTCAGCGCTACCAGTTATTGGCAGAGCAAGGATAGAATGACCACCAAAGATAGGCTCGAGAACAAGGTGTTCTGGGTCTTCGCTAAGGATGGGATTGAACAAGAGATTTACAAGGCAGTAACAAAAAAGAAAGATTATACCATCAACCATTTTAAGAAAGACTTTTATTTATGAAATACTCTAGCAGTTTTGATTATGACATGAAGATTGGACAAGAGGCCGAGGACTGGGCAAAAAAATTATTCAATGGTGAATACAAAGTGGAGGTTAAGTCAGACTACATAGCGCATAGGACTGGCAACGTATTCATTGAGTTCTCATCAAGAGGAAAGCCGTCAGGAATATCTACAACTGAAGCAGACTACTGGCTCTACAGGATTGATAAGATTAATTGCTGTGCGCTATGGGACGTCAATCATTTGAAAGAGAAGTTGAGGGCTTACTACAAAAGCAATATGTACATCAAAAGAGGTGGTGACAAAAACACATCACTTGGGTTCCTAATACCAATAAGTGAACTATTCAAAAGATAAGATGACCGAGCAGCAGATACAAAGCAGATTGATTAAGGAACTGGAGGGTAAGGGGTACTACGTAATCAAATTGATTAACACCAACAAGAACGGTATCCCTGACCTGATAGCCATACCCAAAGATTCTGACGTTGAGTTCTACGAGGTCAAGAGACCAAGAGGGAAGACATCAAAATTACAAGAGTACAGACTAAAAGAATTAGCAGCCCACGGGCTTAAAGTTGAAATCTACAAAGGACATGAAGAAAAGTAATACGAACAGTCAATACGAGATGGACATTCTCAGGACGATTATTAAGGACGTAATAGGGGTGGAGATAGTTAAGCGCACCAACAAGAGAGAGGCTGTGGATGCCCGCAGGATATTCTCAAAGATACTTAGTGACAGAGGATACACGAGGTCTGAGGTTGCTAAGTACCTAAAGAAAGACCACACGAGCATCGTGCATTATATGTCTGACGTTGAGGACATGATTAGATACGTGCCAAATTTTGCAGACCAATACATGGCGTGTAAGAATTATTTCATTAATTCAATAGACAAGACCTCTGATGAAGAAAATAAGTTCATTCTTAGTCTAAAACTTAGGATTGATGAACTACTTTTGGATAAAGAGGAGATGGCAGAAAGGATTCACAGACACAATCGACTCCGAGAGATTATTGATTTATTGGACTTTGAGGTACCAAAAGGGAAAGAGTTTTTTATCTTAAAGAAAATAAGATTAATGTTTAATGAAATGGAAGACTATGGAGAACAACTCGAATAAAGAGAACGCTCGTGCTGAGCGTATCGCTTTTAGAATCAACCAGCATCATTTGTTGCTGGCAAATATCTACGAGAACTTGGTAGATAGGGAATTTAAACCAGCCGAACAAGACCTGAGGGACTTGATTATAGACCTACGACTTATCATAAAATCACTAGAGGACGATGACTTTTGAAACTGAAGCAGACCTGCAAAGAGAAAAGAAAGCAATAGAATTATTTGTCAGCATTTTTAGTGGGTCATACCTGAAGTTAGACCCAAACGACATAGACTACAAGGTGTTTGATAAGGACAAGAACCTTATCGCTTACGCTGAAGTAAGAGGCAGGATTAGGTCAATAAGAGACGCATACCCACTTCCAATCGCCGCTCGTAAGTTGGTTAAACTAATTGACAAACGAATCGTTCCAATCCTGATATGGGCTTGTGATGATGGAATCATTTACGCCAAAGCAAATCAACTCAAGGGAGAGATTAAGTGGGGAGGAAACCCTCCCCGTGATTCTGAGTTGATGGTGTATTACGATAAGCAGAAGACCATGAGGTACGTGAGGTATGTTTAATCCTCCCCAAACTTTTTCCCACCGAATCCTCCACCGCTTTTCCTTTGTCTCTTCTTGGTACCTTCGCCAAATCCTGAAGAACCAAAGCCATCCTCTTTAGGCGTGTAGTTGTACATCCTGTCCTTATTTGCTCTCTCCTCCTTAGCCTCTTTTTCCTTGGCCTCACGCTCTTCTTTGGTTGACTGGTACCATTCTGACCCCTCACCAAAGTTCTTCTCATACAGGGCACGATTATAGCGCTTCAGGTCTTCCTTATTCTCGTATCCTCCAAGCAAGTCTACTTCTTTCTGCTTGCTTCTTGCAGCGGCCTTCTCGGCCTCTTTGATGCTGGAGTAGATTGAGTTGTTCACAGCCTTGCGCACGTCCTTGTAGAAAGGAATAAAACCTAAGTGACCAAGCACCTCCAATGGGATTCTCTCCTTCACTGTACGCTCTTCTCTTTGGATTGCATCCAGTTCTTTCTTGGTGGTCTTGCCTGTTATGATACGAGTTCTGTTTTTGTAAATCAAATCAGCCGTATTTAATGCAGGGCCAAGTGAACCTGACATACTCATAAGAAGATTAGGCAAGTTGTCGTTAGGCCGGTCTTCTCTAGGGATTAGGGAGTAGGCAATGCCATCCTTGTAAGGGTCATACTCTCCCTCTCTCAAGAAGTCAAGATACTTTTCATTAATCTCCTCAAGACCATAGTTGATTGCAAGTTTGGTAGCATTACCGAAGTCTCTTCCAAATAGTAGTGAAGCAAATGTACCTACAAGTGACTGACCAATTTTTTGCATCAATGACTTCTCAGTCTCATCCTCCTCATCGTCAAACCCAACCAATCCCATGATGCCACTTGCCAACATTGAAGATAGCACTGTGTACACGGTCATACGTGTAAATACGGCACCAAGCATTGCTGCTCCTTGTTTCTTGGATAGTGAACCGTCTCCAACCAACGCATAGATAGCGGTACGTGCAGTCATGTATTCAAATATCAAGAAGCGTGTCATGTAGTTGTTGAAGTTGTTGAACGCCTTTGCCCATCCACTTTGATTAGGTTTCAGTGTTCCCTTCAGGATACCCATGAACGCATTGTCGGTAGCACCAGTCATCACTGACCTTTCATCTGCTAGTTTCTTTGACTGCTCGATTGCATCCTTGTTGGCCTCCATGTAGGCTTCATTATTTTCTGCAATCTTTTTAAAGTCTACATCATTTCCTGTAATGCTTTTGAACTCATTGGCAAATGAGCCAAACCATAACGGTCTCATCACAAGTTTATCTGGCGTAGAGATTAAAGTATCGGCAGTCAGCTCAATGATATTCTTAGGCTTCTTGATTGTAAGGTTGTATATCTGTTGCATCTTGTTGAACACTGGATTCTTCGAGCTGCTGCTTTGAATACCTGCGGCTTGATTTAGAATAGAAGTATCAACAAGTCTTCCAGACAAGGTATCTGCAGGGAAGATTCTATTTGTTTGCTTACTGTTTACATTCTCCAATATCAAAGGAGCATCGGTAGACATAATGATGTCTCGATACTTGGTACCAGTAGTAAATGCCTTAGGGTCTGCCAACAATGCAAACGATACGTTTGAGGCTAATTCAGCAGCAAACCTTCCTGTTCCAGCAAGCACAGCACGGTATCCCTGCTTACCAATGAAGTCAATTACCTCATCAGCAAATGTGTTCTGCAGGATTGAGTTGGTAAGTAAGTTGGTCACAGACTCTTCAAACGCACCTTCAATTGCATTCTTGATTTCTCTTTGCTCCTTAGGTAGTCTTCCTTCTGCCTCCAAATCTGCAGTGGCTTGATTGATTGTTCTACGTGCAGTACGAATAGGCTCGGTAAGGTTGTAGTCTAGCAAGACAAACTTGGCACCACGCTGAGCAGATGCAAAGACATCAAAGTTCAAAGGCTTAGCACCTTTGGTTCTTGTTATCAAAGATTTTGCTCTTGTAGATGGTCTACGTGAGTTGTTAGCCTGATTAAGGAAGTCAGTAGCAGCACTCATATCAAGCGGCTCAGTGTCGTGCAACACGTTCAGGTGAACGTAGTTGTTCAACGGGTCGATTGCATCGCCACGGATAATGGCTGCAGTGTACTGAGCCTTATCCTTGAGGGACTCATTGATGCCACGAATATCCTTGATAGCGTCCTTCTCCGCTTGGTTGAAAGAGTTGTACAACTTTTCAATATCAATCTGACCATTCGTTGTGTACTGGTCAAGAATATCCTGTAGCATATTTCCATCACGCTCTCCGAATCTTGACTTGCCTTCGTCAATATGCTTGATGGTTGCTTTCAAGTAGTCGGCCGCAGGATTTACTTGCTGGCTACCCTTGTTTGACTCATACTCAAGTTGAATCATGTAGGTCATCATCTTGAACTTGGACATCAATGTTTTGTCCGGGTTAAGTTTGAATGACTTGGCAACCTTTGACTCAGCGTTCTCCAAAATGTTTTGAACCTTCTTCAGCTCAGCCTTAAAGTTTGCCTCGCCTTCAGCAGCTTTCTCAAACAACGCATTGAATATGTCCTTAGTTTTGAAGTTACCAAACACTTGGTCAATGTAGAACAATGGGTTTCTTCTTACCAATTCAGAGATGCCACCTTTCTGACTTCTAATAATAGCAGCCTTTAACTTGGAATAAAGCGCAGAGAATGATAATGGTTTGGCCGTTTTAATAGCGCCGGCAATCACCTTACCATTATTGATAGCATTCAGTTTCTCAACCATTACCTGAGCGTAATGAGGTAAGTAGTTGTTATTGATATTGCTTGTAACCTTGAGTAGATTTTTTAGGTCTGTAAGGTTGAGCTTCATCAAGTTCTCTGGAGAAGTTTCCTTAATCAACTTAGCCAATCTTTTAGCCAAGTTTCTTTCGTCCTGAGATGGAAGCCCTTCAGCATTTACCTTTTGCTTTTGTAGGACAGAGATACTTTCATTTTTCTTTTTAGCAATCTCCTCATCAGACAATGGGGTTGGCTCAACCTGAGGAATAATCTCCTGCTTATACTTACGCATAAGGTCAGCATCGTCCTCAGTTATCTCACCCTCTCTAACCATGTTCTTCAAACTAGCAGCGTAGTCCAAATCACCATCGTCAAACACTTGGTTCTCTGACCTGCTGAACAGCTCAGCCAGCTCATCAGCTCTTGACTGCTCGTTATTAATTTCCTCTAGAATGGCATCTACGTCTTTCTTAACTACCGATTTCTCCTCAAGAGTAAGTACTGCCTCACTTGCTGAGAACATATCTAGCAACTCAAGGTAACGCTCGAGAGAATTGTCAGGGATAAGGTTTGGATTAACTGCGAATAGTTTCTGCAATGGCAACATCAGGCCATCAGCGATACCAATCTTGGTCGCAATGTTCTTACGTGCTTTCGCTACTCTGCTGTTTGCTCTAGCAATCTTGCTGTCGTACTCAGCATCAGCAAAAACTTTAGCCATGTAATCCACAAAGTTGGACACAGACACCTCATTAAGGAGGTTAACATTGCCAAACTTAGCGATGATGTTTGCTGCTTGGATGGCAGTTATCTTGCCTTCCTTAGCCAGACCACGAACTTCTTCAGCCAAGTCTTTGGCTACGTCTCTTGACAGTTCACGAATCCTTCCTATAATTTGCAGCTTCTCCTTTCGTGATACGTTTGTAATGTCTTTTAACACGCCTATAACACGTCCAATTGATGCTGCCTTACGTGGACCAACACCCATTTTAATTCGTGCCTCACGCTCCATTATTTTACGCTGTGGGTCAGTTGCATTCTTATAGACTTCTGAGTCTCTAACCATCGTGTCCAAGTTGGATACAATCTTCTTATCTGCAATTCCTCTTGACTTCTGACGAGCGATTAAAGCATCAGCCTTAGTCATCAATGCGTCATACTCCTTTTGAATAGGTAGTATTTGACTTACTGCGTTGATGCCATTTACTACTTGCTTAACGGTTACACCATTATCCTTTGCTACCTGCTTGATAGCATCAGCCAATACCATACCTGCCTCTACCAATGTCCGAATACCTTTCAGTATGTTCTTCATTATAGGCAAAGCAATGTTTACACCAAGCGTTCCTTTCTCTAGGTTCTCAATGTCTTTGATAAGACCATCAATGCCATCAAGAATCTTTTGGCCGGTGCCTTTTGATTTAGGGTCAAGCTCAAGAAGCTCATCCATCTTTCCAGCTACTTCCTCTACAACTTCCTCCTCAGTCTTTGGCTTTTGTCTTGCCTTCTCACGAGCCTTAGCCTTCTCTGCTTTAACCTCAACAGTCTTAGTTTCTTTGGCTTCTTGCTGCTGTTGCTTTTCAGCTGCTTTCTGACGCTGCTTATTTACTTGCTCAGCAAGTGCAACCTTAGCGTCTCTTTCAGTATTAAACTCCTTGCCCTTATTTAACTTACGTCCATTTGAATCTTCGACAGTAAATGACAACCTGTTCTCGCCATCAGATAGTTTGGTTATTGTTCCAATAGGATTGCCATTGGCATCAGTAGCCTCAACAGTTATTGACGAAAGGAATTTGAATTTTCTACCAGCAATATCTTCTCTTGTCCCTTCCTCAAACTCAATAGCATTCTCCTTAACGTATGGCTTAGTCTTAACATCACTCGCTGTGATAGGAGCAAGCACCTCCACTGGAGCCACTTCTTCTTGTGTCTTTGAAGACACTTGATTAATGTACTCAGTCAACGGAGCAGGAGTCTTTCCTTCGTTACCTTTATCCCAGTTTGTTTTGTCTGCAGTATCTACCTTCTTCTTGAATGTAATTACATCATCCATGAAAGACTCGGTGAGAGTCGACTCAGGATTTGTAAATGCGTCATAATAGAGGTTGCTTAACTTCAGGGCATCTGCTCTCAGGTTATCATCGACATTCACGTCTCTGTGAATCTCATAAAAGTAATGACCAAGACCATCAGGGATTGCCCATCCAAGTCTCTTTCTAATTTTTGCTAATGCTTTTTTGGCTGAGTCTTTTTGTTTCTGGTCTCCAGTAAATCCACTGACACCATCTTTAGCCAAGTATCCATCAGTAGTGATTACTTGAATCTCCGCAATGATACCATTAGGAGTCCTTACTTCAATAAGTCTCTTTGGATAACCAAGATTGGTATCTTCTTTTATCCTTCTCAAGTCCTTGTCACCCTGAGCGACAGGGTACTTTTGGTCTATTGAATTAAAGACCTTGTCTGCATCTGCATCGTTCTGAACAACAATGTTTACGCGGGCACCATCTCCTAGTCTCTCAGTAAATGAGTTGTACCATCTGATTGTTTTAACAGACGCTCTCTCAGGACGCTTGATTGGGAATGGAGACAAGGAAGCATTAAGGTTCTTGATAGCATCTGCCGCTATCTTCTCCACCTCAGTCTTGGCTTCTTCATAAAGAGCCTTGTTAACCTCAAAAGTTCTCTGCACAGTAGGCTGAACATCTCTGTTCAATTCATCAAACCTATCCTGCTCTTCTCTTGATAATTGCTTTCCTTCTTTTTGTAATTGGATTTGTTTCTTACGTAGGTTAGCCAGCTCAGTGCTTCTAACTTCTACGTTAGTTATTGCTTCTTTGAACGATTCAAGAACGTTACTTCTATCGTACTCTCTTGTCTGCTCTTCGGTTCCTTCATTTCTGGCTCCTTGGTAAGAAGATTTTTTGATTCTAACCTCTGGCGTAAACGAGACATTAGGTCCGAGTACATCAACGGCTGACTTTTCTGTGGCGTCTGATTTTGATTCGAGGTCTCGCTTTCGTTCTTCATTTTGTTCATCTTCATTTAGTGGTGAATCTTCAGGAAAAAATTTAATTACAGATACTTTAATGTCATTATTATTAATGCTAAAAGCATCAATGCCATTATTCTGTAGGCTAACTGACAGGTCTGCAACCTGTTCGTCAGTTATTGGTTCAGCAAATGTATAAATAATTTGCGGATAATGCATCAAACCATTCTCATCAAACTCTGTAAGAGGAGTTCCTCGTCTTCCTTCAAAGACATCTCTCTCATAATTTGACTCTGACTCAAGGATAAATGCATCCTGAGAATACTTCTCAGCAAAGTCAAATAGCATCTTGCTCACAGACTCAGTGTCTGCTTGCTGGCTTATTGACAATACCATGTTCAAGGATGGTTCAAACTTACCATCCCATAGCCCTCTCTTATCGGGGCCAAATGCCACCGCTACTCCTTTTACCTTTGATACATCGTCAATTATTTCTTGCTTAGCATCATTGAGTATCTGGGCCTCAGTTTCTTTTATCTTATCAAGAGTCTCCTTGCTTTTCTTTTTACTGAAGTCTTTAACCAGCTTGTCATATTTAAGTGACAGAGCCTTTATTCTTTTTGTTAGAGGTGATGCAGCACGAACAGTGGCAGGAGTTATCAATACAGACACATCCCTTACCAACTTAGGTGCAGGTTCTACATCTTGGCTTACTAATTCTTCTACTTCTTGAGGTCCCTCAAGTTGTAATTCTGGTTCAGGAGCAGGTGTCTTCAAAGACACTTCCTCTGATTTTATAGAATTTAATTCAGTATTTATTTCATCAATACGTGCACGTGTTTTTAGTTGTGCAGGTGATTGAGGAAATTGTTTTAATGCTTTTAATGTCAGTTTAGATTTCTCTTTCTCAAGTTCAGCAATCCTTGTTTTAGTAGGGATTACTTCTTCTTGGACACCCGCTTCGGCAGTGACTTGAGGTTCTGCTTGGGGTTCTCCTTGCGCCACTTCTTGGCTAACTCCGGTTCTTGGCTGAATAGGTACTTGACCTGCTGCTTGCTCTTGAATGGCATCTTGTTCTGATTTTAAGGTTTGTAATTTTTCTTCTAATGATGTTCTTTCATCCGTATTGTATGATTGTCCCCCCTCCGCAATCATACGGTCATCATACTTGAGGTCAAGCTCTATTGATTCTATCTCTTGAGCTCTTTGCTCAGGAGTTAATCCTGATTCGACTACTGCGGGCTTGGCTTCAACAACATCAGGTAATTGATTCTCCTGTAGGTTTTTTATGTCTGCTCTAATCTGAGCAGCTTTATCTTTAGCTACCTGAGTCTTATTTCCTTCTAATGTATTTAACTGCTTCTGTAAATCTACAATGACATTAACAGTTGCATCGTTCAGGTCAGGCTGAGCCTCCTTTACTTCCTTGGCAATTGCTCCTGTAACAATCTTATCTTGAAGTTTTGTTTTTCTTCCTTCAAAATCATTATTAATTTCAATCTTTGCAGCAACTAATTGCTCAGGAGTCATTGTCTCAATTAGATTATCTATCTCTTGAGCAGAAACATTTTGAGTACCTACTTTATAGGTAGGCTTAGCAAGACTTGCCATTATTGTGGACTTGATACCACCGGGTAATTCAGCTATACCTTCAAGCAATATGTCTCCTGCATCTAATTGTTCTCCTATAATAGCCGTTCCAGCCGCTTCTCCTGCTGAACCTGACACACTTTCAATACCTGAGCCTGCTGCGATTGATTTCACTACGCCAGCTTTAGTTGCTTGACCAGTTGCCTGTGCTGATTTTGATAAAATTTTAGCACCAACTCCTGTTGCTAACTTACCACCTAATGCATCTATTGCCCCTATAGTAATACCTCTTGCAATGGCTTTATTTCTAATGTCATTATATTTTTTAGGGTCTTCAAGGATTGCTTTTACATTTTCTGCAGTAGGTTCAGCTCCTTTTAATTCCTCTTGAAGCAATCTTGCAAAAGTTGCGCCTGTCTCAACAACAGTACTAGCTGCTCCAAAAGCATAAGGAACTGAAGCTACAGCTCCTGAAAGACCGCCAGCAGCAGCTCCTGCTGCGGTTCCAATGCCCGGCACTACAAATGTAGCTGCGGTTCCAGCTGTACTTGCCCCAATGCCAGCACCTGTTGATGCGACTCCTAAACCTGCTAACACAGCATCTCTATTAGTTGCCATACCAACAAGGGAGCTAGTAATAACCTCAGGTAATACGGTTGGATTTTTCATTAACCCTTTAACCGCTCCCCAAAAAGTCTTACCCTCTTCTTCGTAAGTTTTTTGATAGTCTAAAAATTCTTTAGAAGAACCTAGTTGTTCAAATTTCTTTTGCTTATCAATTAGGTTTTGAATCTCCTCCATAGAAGGAGTAGTTCCTGAAAGAAGTAATTGATTTGCTGCCTGAGCAACATCTCCTTGTCTATAACCTGTAGCTACAGACCTAGCCAAGTCATCTGCAATATCTCCTAATCCTATTGGAGAAACACTATCAAATCCACGAAGCATATTTCCAAACGCTCCTTGGAAATAATCTATCTCATCAGGCTGTTTCTGCGCAGGTATAGCTACCTCAGGTTTTTTCTGAGTAAATGATGGGGTCTCTTGTACAATCTGTCCAGTACTTGGCTCAAACTTTGTAAGCTCCGAACCACCATCCACAAATGGTGAAACCGTATCTTTTTTTTTTACTTCTTGTGGTGTTGGTGCCTGAGCATCAAAACTAGCAGAGCCTACTCCGACCAATGTCTTGTAATCATCTAATGATTTAGCATATCCATTCTGTCGAAACAACCCATAAGAATCATTAAGCGCATCAGGATTTGAAGAAATTAATTGCTTATAGTCTTGCAATGATTTCTTGTACCCATTCTGCACAAACAAATTGTATGAGTCAATAATCGCCTGTTCGTTCATGTTCCTTTTTTTTAATTGTATTTCGCACCTACACCGCCAGCAGTACTGTTTGCTTTAATAAAATTCTGAAGACCTTCTTTTGCAGTTGGGATTTCAGCTGGACTAAGGTTTGCGTTATATGTAAATTTCTCACCAGTTGGCGCAGTAACAACAACATCATTACTTGCTCCAAAGAAACCTGTATTTTCTTCAATCACAAAGTCTGCAGGCAATAATGACTTCAGATTTTGAACAGACTGTTCTGACTTAATTGTAAATATACTATCAGGTACTTTAACAATTACAGGTGCAGCAGCAGGTCCTTGTCTGGTTGATTTAACATTCATCAAATCTTCAGCAGCAACATTACCGAATCCTGCACCTCCACCACCAGCTCTTACAGCTTTGTCTCTGTCAACAATACCATGCAACTCAACACCCAATGCTGAGAAGTCTCTCAAATTTATTGGATTTCCACTAGCATCAAGATAATCAAGCGTTCTATTTTTTACCGGGTCAGCATACTTCAAAGTAATCTTACCATTTTGGCTCATATCAATACCCAAAAGACCTTGTTGCTGTGCAATTGGGGTACCCAATAAAATGTCAGCCGCTGCTTTCTTTTCAGCCGCTGTCTGTCCAGTGTACAATTGATTCCAATATCCTGCTGCAGCCTCAGCATCTTTCGCTGCTGTAGCTCCTCTTGTTACATACTCAGGAGTAAATTGAACTTGTTCTTTTGAAATCGGAACAATCTCTCTCTTAGCATCTAGTTTGCCTAAGATTATCTTCTTTACATAATCTCTTGCCTCTTGCTCTTGCTCTTTGTAATTAGGAGCACTTTCATCTAAGGTTGGTAACCCAGTTAATTGGTCCATCTTTAGCAACAATTTACCCTTATCTTTTGCGGCTTCCTCTTTGCTCCAAGTGTATGACTCAGCACTGTAGTTCCCTGTGTTCTCAGTCAATACTGACGATATATGATATGGGTTTGAAAAATACCCATTTATGGTTTGTTCAATAGCATCGTTGAACTTTTTCACTGGAGCTTCAAATTGAGGATACAATGGATTACCATTCTTATCCTTCTTCTCATACTCACCTGCTATTGCACCATATCCTATTAGCTTTGTAATTGAACCAGAACCCATAGTGGTTGCGGCCTTATATATGAACTCACTATCAACGCCTAATGAATCAACGGCTTTGGTTACATTTTCGTCCAACTTAAATGCTGGTATATTTTGAAGCAATTGCCCTTTCAATACATTTACAGGAGAAGTCTTTTTTAATACTCTAACCTGTTCCCCATTTATCATTTTTGTCTCATATATGGACATATTGATATTAGGGTTATACGGGTCAATATCTATTTTGGCATTAGCAAAATCAGTATAGGATTCCACCTCAGCCATATTTGCTATGTTAAGGGCTTGAATCTCTCCTTTTTGATACAGGTCTATTGTTGCTGCCTTTTTTTCCTGAAGTATTTTTTGTAATTCAAATACAGTATTGGTACCTGTTTTATAGTTTTCCCTTCTTAATGTGTAATCTCTTTCGCTCATTATACCATTCTTCAGTAGTCGATAGTCGATTAACTGTTGAGCCATCATATCGTGAGCAAAATTATTTACAGTAGCATTACCATCTTGCCAAGTACCTTGAGGAGCATTAACAAGTTTTTTTACATCTATCTGATATGCTTCATCAATCGCTGCCTTTTTTTCTTCACGCAATCTTGCTTGCTCAGTAAGCATATCAGATAAACCCTTGCCAACCTCTGCCCAGTTTACCTGACTCTCAGCGTTACGTTCTGCGTATTTATAGTATGTTGCCATTAATGTTTATTTTATTTCCCCATACTGGTTACAGCAAAAGGATTGTACCCTTGCTTGAGCGATTCTAAAAAATTATCTTTTTGAGTCTGAAGCCCACCTACTGTTTGCTGCCTTAATTTTTTTAGTGTATTAGCAGGGACGGTGGTTAGAAATGCTTGAAATTCATCTGGCTTCATGGTGCCTACTTTACTAAAGTCAACGCCATCAACAACACCCTTACTAGCTAATGTTTGCTGGATGCCAGCTTGATTCATTCCGAAGTCTTTAGTCAAGGTATCTGATAGTTTTTGAGTCTGTCTTCCTACAGCGGTTTTCTCAAATGTAGGAGCTTGGTCGGCCAATTGAGTTCCTAAACTAGTTACTCCTTCCATGCCTTGTTGTAAGGCTTGTGCCTGCAGCTCTTGAGCATTTGCAGCAGCAAGTTGAGCACCTGCAACTTCTTCAAGGTCCAACTGAACTCCAATGTCTCTAAGCCTTCCTTCCTCTTGTGCGCTAAGCATTTCAAGTTGCTGTAATTCTTGACCCATTGCACTTCTAATTCCTGCCTGTCCTTCTTGCTGGGCCATCTGAATACGACCTGCGGTAGCGGCTGCCCCTCTTTCACTTTCAACTCCGGCCTGAATAGCCTGAGCACCCTGAGAAAGTAGAGCCTCTCTTTGTAGTTCAAAAGGTTCTTTCTGAATAGATAGCTTGTCAAATACATTAACCTCTAGTTTTTTACGAGCCTCCTGCATAGCCTCATCAGCATCTTTCTGTGCTTGCTGCATAGCCTTTTTTTGCTTACCAGCCTGAGCAAATGACAGACCTGCTGTTGCGGCTGTAGTAGCCACGCCAACCCCTGCGGCAATTGTTGATGCTGTTATTGCGGTTCCTGCGATTGCAGCTGATGTTATTACTGCCATATTATAGAAGTTTTATCATTTCATTTGTGTATGAATCACCTTTAATGTAGCCAAGTTCCTCGTAGGTTCCTATAAGGTTTTGGCTTTTTATTAGAGCGTAGACATACTTACTGCCAGTATTCTTGCATATCTCAGTCAACGCTGACACCAGTAACTTAATGGCGTTTTTTCTTTGTGGCTTCTTGTTGTATTCCTTGCTGGATATTATCCAGTCAACCCAAGCCACTTTGGAATTAGTAAGGTACATATACCCTGCACAAACTGGTGTCTCACCGTCATAAACTATGATTCCACCTTTGCCATTGTTAGGAAGGAAGTCCTTTTGTGGAGGCTCCCATCCCCACTGCTTCCACCAACCAACAAGAATGTCCTCGTAGTCCGTGTCCTGCAGTTCTCGTATATATAGTCCCATGCTCTAACAAAGATATTAAATTTAAGGGTAACTTTTCATCACGTCAGACTGAACAGCAAATAGCTCAACCTTAGCGTTTGAAGTGTTCTGTATATTGAATGTACAATAGTGGCCTAATACTCCATGAGATTCAGCTACAGAGTTCTTGATGTACAAGAAGAATGCATTTTGAATAGGAATTGGAGTAGTGCCCGGTATGGTGGTATCAATCGTTAATTGATTCGTTCCTGCAGGAAGATTGACTGTAATGGCTGTAACTTTACCGGCAAGAACCGGAGCAGTGTATGGGGGCAATGCAAAGTATAGCAAGTCACCAATACTGATGATGCTACCAATTTGAACTGTAGTTGCAAACCTCACCACGTTACCTCCAGTTACTTGAGCGCTTTGCCCGATACCATTGACGCTACGTAGCGCAAGTTCACCAACTGTATTGTTTCTAATGAACGCAAAGAATGATGCTTCCTTTTTCTCAAACCAGCTCGCATCAATGAATCCTGAGAACTGCAAGTCAGTAGTCAACTGTGCTGCCCACTTCGCATCACCCTCTAGGTTGATGGTCTTGAATAACTTGTTCTCAAGAGCGCTAGTATTAAACACACTCTGAATTGAGGTGTTTGTAAATGCTCCTGAAGGATTGCTTATTCTTACAAACCAAGGGCCATAGAATGTGTTTCTGTCATCATTTACGTTGTGACGATACAGATTCCCACCCTTGAAGGTGTAGAAATAGTTGTTCATCCCAATCATATAATCAGGATAAAAGGAGTAGAACGATGGCCACCCCTGACTTGCTTCGCTATATGTTAGTGTATAGTTTGCCATAGTTTAACAAGGTCCTCCCCATAATTCTGTTTCACCTATTGCGCTTACCCGAAAAGTTTGTCCACTAGCAGGAGCAGATACGGTCTTATACCAAGTAGATGGAGTACCACCATTTAGTGGAGTAGTAGTAGTTGAATTTATATATAGAACTTTTCCTTGAGTAACAACGGCATCATACAGGTCAGTAGCTGTACCATTGATATACACCGTCAAAGGAGTACCTGTGCCTGCACAAGCGCCTGATTGAGAGCTCCATCCTAAAGGAATAGGAGGTGTTGTGGTTACATCAAAGTATATGGTAAAAGACTGAGTAGTTGCACAAGATGGGCAAGAAGCCTGAGGTAACAATACCCCGCCATCTTGCTCTCTTACAATCGTTCCGTCAGAATAGAATCCATCAGATGCGACCGCTGTTAAGGTAGGATTTGAGTAGACTATTGTAGCCGAGCCAAGTGACGGGGCATCTAAATAAAATGTTGCTGATGTTGCCATATTAAGTTGGTTCTTCGCAGCCGCAACAAGCGTCTAGGCTGCTGGTTGGTGAATAACATAGTACTACTGGTGGTGCAGGCTCAGGTTCGCATCCGCAACAAGCGTCTAGTGCACTAACGTCTGAGTAGCACAATTGAATTGGTAATGAATTTCTGTAATCCCAAATCAAATAAAGGTAATTCCCAGTATTAGGAACTACAAATGAACCTGAGTAAACTCCAGCACTTCCAGTTATAGGTGATACTACTGTAGATGCTGCAAGCAATGACGATATACCAACAGAAGTGTTTGGATATACTGTATTACTACGAACATATCTGAACTTATCTTGCCCCAATACAAAATTAAATGTATCAGGATTAATTTTATTCGATATAATCTGTAATGTAGAGCCATCTGTCGGAATGCCTCCAAATCCCTGAGGACCTGATATGGAATCATACTGAGATACCACAGGGCTTGAGTCGTCAAAAGCAAATATAACAGCATTAGACTGCAATGGTGACACGAAGGTACCATCGGTGTATCTGTATTGATTGTGTATAGACTGTCCTGAATCCACAACGCTAGTCAATGTTATCTTGACAATAGTCAAAGTCTCCTGAACAGGGCAGTTAGGGAATACAGTTAACTCAAGCGGGTCACTAGCAACTATCGTTACAGTAGCCGTATCTACATTATTCTTGTCCTTATTGAACTGCAAAGTTCCTGATGTAGTCACAAGACCAGAAGTCACAGTAGTTCCATCGTAGGTTACTGATATAGTAAAGTCAGCAGTAGAGCCAGCAGGCACAGTATAATTGAAATTTGTTGTTCCAACTGGCTGTCCTAAGTCAACGCAATAAGTAACCGTGTTACCAGTAGGTACAGTGAATGACTGGGATACCCCACAAGCAACACATCTTAAAGGTATAGGCAACTTCTCATCGTTTGTTGACAAAACGTATTCATTTAGATACGGGTCGTAACCACCAAGCTTCTGAGTATCGAATGACTGAATAAATTCATCACGGAACCAAGTACGCATACCTAGTTCAGATATAACAATCAATTGGTCTCCCTTTAGATTAAGCACCGCTCCACGCTTCACGTCAGTAAAGAACCTGTCAGGTCCCCACTGCACGTAACTCTCAGGGTTAGCACTAATACCATACTTCTCAAGTCTAGCAATCTGATTGCCCAACACCTCAGGTACAGAAGCAATAACGCCTCCACCAGTAGAGTCTGAGATAAGGTTCTTGCTTGCAAGCACGTAAGAGATTTTGTCCTCCTGTAGAACAAGGATGTCAGTCTGTCTTCCATCCATGATATAGATGTCACCAAAGGATGGCTCCAACACTTTAAAGTTGATTAATCCTAAGTTGAACTCATTGAGCTTATTGACATTTGACTCAGCGCTATAGACACCACTGTACGTAATGTCAGCAAATCTATCTGCAGCTTTGTAGTCTTGAGCAGATACGCTAGTAACTCTGTTACCAAAATTGAAGGAAGCCCCTACAATTGAATCACGAATCTTGTAACTCTCTGCTCCGTTACCGAATGAGAAACAGTTAAAGAACTTAGTGTCAACAATAGCAGGAGTACCAGCACCTACGTTTTGATTTTGGATATTCCCCTGATGGTTTCCGTTTACGATAGCGAAAGACATTTCATTCTCAAAGAACACGTCAGGCAAAGCGTCTGATGGAAGTGTCTCGAAAATAATGCTATTGTCTGCACGGAATACAGTAATGCTAACCTGAATGTTTGAGTCTCTATTACGTGGTTTAAACCCAAATCCTGTGCAGGACTCGGTGCCGGTAACCAAGAAGAAAAGCTCATTGGTAGTGGTATTTCTGTAGAACTTGTAATAGTTTGTGCAAACAGCTGTACTTATGGTTGGAGGAGTAACATCTGTAAAGCCTTCAAATACGTTATTAATCTCACAAGCATTATCGCTAACAACCTTAATGCTATCGTTTAAGTATTGCTCAATATCTTCTCCAACAAACCACTGGTACATATTGGGATATGAGTTTGCTGATATGAATGTTTTCTCAAACGTATTTCTTCTCTCCTCACAATCACTTTCTGCTCCTGCTCTGAATTGCTTTATTGACATAACAATCCTACTTCCTGAAGGCACATCATAATCTAAATGCGTCCAAGTAGAAGGGTTACCAGCTTCAGTGCCGGGTATATTCATTGGGTATCTCAAGATAGGATAATCCCCTCCTTGTCTTTCCTTAACCGTAATTACTCCCGGGGCAATAATTGCATTTTCTTCCTGAACAATGTTAAAACTGTTAGGATTAATCTTAGCATATACACCAGCAGGTACAGGAATAAACTCAGTAGGGTCATCTTCTCTTGGTATTTCAAGAAATCCTGAAGCCTGTGAAGACTTCTCAAGAATAGTAGCATACACGCAATTTTGTGTCGGACCTTCTGAGTCAGCCTTTACAATAAGACGGTCTCCGGTCTCAACTTTTCTTGCGTTCTCGCCTTCAAGTAAGAAGTAAACACTATTGCTGTTCGGGTCCTCAAAAAACAAGTTGCAATAAATCGTCTCGTAATTCTCTTCATCAGGTTTGATAACAAACTTGTATCTTGTTGCCCATACTGGAGGCTTCTGTGTAGCAGGTATTGTTACCTGTATAGAGTTCTTCTTAGAAGACAAACCGCAAGGGATATGTTCTGTATTGTTTAGACTAACTAAAGCCGTTGTAGCCCTGTTAAAATCATCCATATAGACAATACCAATCTCGTAGTCTCTATTGCTATGGAGACTTTGAGTATTACCTATCTCTTGAAACGTAGCCTCAGAGAATGATACACTATAGTACTCGTAAGCAATTTGAGTAGGCGATGAAGGATTGTCTACATATCTCATTGCTGGAATCTGAAGACCAATCTCATCACTTGACGGTGAAGTCACAATACCAATAGGTTGGTTTATACCACTGATTCCACTAGCGGTTTTATCCAATGAACCTAAGTTAGTAGGTAGAGCACAGTTAAATTGGTCAGTAAAAGTAATTCCATTACAAGAGTTTGCTACAGTCTGGATATTGAATACCGTTCCTACAGCATCCTGAAACTCTGTGCTAGTAGCTAGTTGATATACTGATATGTAATCCTTTGATAAGAAAAACGCAAAATTTAATCTAATGTTCTCACTAACCTGAGTAGGAAACGGTGTGTCTCCAGACCACTGGTCGTGAGTTAGTGTCAAGCTCAAATTAAATGCAGAGCCCTCAACTAAATCTTTACCAGTTAAATCAATATACACAATTGAATCCGGAACAGTTACTGTTCCATCAATAGAATAGATTCCTGAATAAAGACTTGTCGCCGTACTGGTAAGACCAATCTCAGTTGATACTAATGAAGTGCTGTATTCAAACTTTATAGGTTGACCTTGTGAATCTACTAAGTCATATCCTTCAACGTAGTTACCATACATTAAGCGATTGCCCATAATCGTTTGGGCCTTAGCAAAACGTGGTACGTTATCGTATAGCCTCAACAATTCTGACTCTGAAAGAACAGTAAATATCTTGCTATTTGTAAATGTGTATTGCTCCTCAGTATTGTCAGTCAATCCTAAGATTTGCTTATCCAACTTCTCAATTACACGGATAATGTTTCCATCAGCCTTTTTAAATAAAAGGTCAATACCAACTACAAGCGGTCCGCCTGTGTTATAGGTGATGATTGCTGAGTTAAAGAAGTTGGTCATTCCCTCATTGAGGAAACTGTCAATGCTAAAGTTAAATGCCTTTGGTGCAAACGCAGGAGCAGACCACTGTGAGGTGGCACTGTACTCTCCGTCAGCATATTTGTATCTGTAAGCAAAGCAAATAAAGCGAGTCTCCAAGTAGTTCTCTTGACCATTGTTGACTATTGGCTGTACTGCCGGCGCCTGCACTGGTGGCTTCTTGATTACCAACAAAGACTCAGCACTTACTGCATCAATGTTAGAAACAGGATTTGGATAGCTCTTAGTGACGTTAATTACTCTTGGAGGATTATAGTCATCGGTAAAGAACAAAAGCTTGTTATCCAATATGTCTACCCCTGTGATGAGGTATTTCGGATTGAAGTTCAACGTGGTATTGATACCACCCCCATCATTAATAGATACAACGTGATACGTAAGAATGTTTGTATTTACGTTAAAAGAAACTATCATGTCCAATTTACCAGTAGCACCTACAGGGAAATTGGGGTCGTGAATAAACCAATAAACAGACTCAGTAGCGCTGTTCTGAATAGCACCTATACATCTAGCGGAAGTACTAAGAAGTGTTCCGTTAATATATGCTAAAGAGGTCAGAGGCAAGTTCCCCTTGGTGTTTTCAATAACGCCTATTTCGGACTGTTCAGTTGAACCCATCCTTACGTTCATAGCGTCAATGTACTCACCATCAGGAAGCAGTCGTTCATCAACGACTTTATTCATCCTGCCCGCTACAAAGTTTCTTGTAAGTTTTGTCATCTTATTTGATTTGCTTATCCAATCCTCTCAAGTTCATCAAGAGTCTTCCGGGATGAATGTTGCTAATTCTAATCTTTGCGTTTCTCAATAGCGCAGACTTTTCCTTACGGGCACGAGCGACAATATATTCTTGCACACCCAGCTTGCTATTCAGAATTTCATACTGAATGTAAGCATAAATGTACTTCTCAAACAATTTGTTTACGGTAATTTTAGAATTGTCTCCTTGTTCCATACCATCTGATACGTACTCAAGGATACACTGCTGACCAGTCATTGGTGAATCAAAGTTGATTACTCCAGCCTTGCGGTCAATGTTAAACGTAGGATTGAAGTTAGCAGTCTCAGTATCTAAGCCATAAGCGGCTCCAATGTACCCCTCGAAATACCACATCCCATCGTAGTTCCATCCCTCATTACCATCAAACTGATTGTCCTGATTAAGGTAGATGCTCTTCTTGATATGGGTTAATCTATCGAAGTCAATGTCAGAATACTCAGGAGACAAAGCATTACCATTTTGGTCAAACAATATCCTGCCCTGCTGGTCTTGTAAATATGCCTTAGATGAAAGCGTCTGAATGTTCTCAGACAATGGACGAAGCCATCCATCCTTGTACAAGGAAATACGAACCCAGTTAACGTAGTCAGATGGTAGAATATATCTCAATGTGTCAGGCACTGTAAGCTCTAACACTTTGATTTCTTTGAACGCATCGTAGTTTAACTCTTGAATGGCACGCTTCGCATGAAACAAAATCTTATACCGCTCCTCATTATTAACCAATGAATGGTTGCCAGCATACATCAACAAGAAATTGGTTACAATATCCTGCAAGCTGACGTATTGATAGGACCCCCAATTGTTGTCCTCAGGAGTGGTTCCCCCGTTCTCATAATACTGATACTGCGATATATATGCCATAAACTATAATTTTTATTGGTTTTGTTCAATCTGCTCTTGAGCCATAGCAAATTGGGTAACCTCTGTTTCACGAATAGATACACCACAATACTGAAGAATCTTAGTTACCAACTTGTACTCGTCTTCTGCAGGCACCTCAAAGTCTTGATAGTCTGGTTGAGACTGATTGAATACTGGCTCTCCATTAGCAAGGGTTACGTAAGTCCACTTAGGCTCCTTAGGGTACCTAAAGTAGTTTGCCTCAACCTCATTTGCTAAGTTAAACGTAGAGGGGTAAACAGTTAGTACTGTGCCTTCCTGAGTGTATGCTGGATACATCTCAGTAGGCGCAGTAAGGTTTGAGCTGTTTAATAAGGTGATTCTTGTATGAGGTACTTTCTCTGCTTCTCCCTTGAGTACTCTAGGGCTTACTGAAGCATCGTAGCAAAGAATTTTGTTGATAAGAAAGTAATCAAATCCGGTTGTAATTACTGATGGTAAGAAGAACCGGTTTGTAGCAGGAGCAACTTGAGTCAATGTGGAGGTAACAGAAAACAATTCCATCGCCTCTTCAATTGGTTTTCTCAAGTCAGCGTACTCAGTTCCTGATTGACGAGAATTTTCCAAGTTGATTAACTTGTTGTACTCAGAAAAGTATTCCTCAAATATCTCAAGCTGCGCCTGAAGAGCAAACAAGTTGAAGTCAGAGGGAGATATGTACCCGTAGTTATTCTTGTTTAGAATAGACAGCACGGTATTTCTTACTGAGTTTATCATTATTTCCTTTTTTACAAATATACAGAAAAAAAAAGAGGGCACAAGATGCCCTCCTTTCTACTCAATCTATCAATCAATCTATGCTAAAACGGCTTCTAACATCTTCAGTGAGTCAATTCCCTCGTCTGTTTGTAAGAAGTGTCCTACCATTTCGTATGGGTCTTCGCCATAAGGAACCGATAGCATTTTCTTCTTATTGGTCGGGGTATTGTACCACACCTCTTTGTCTCCATTTCTCAAGATTAATAGCTTGTTCTCAAAGAACAAACGTATTTTAGCTTGGTACTTCAATTCGGGGTCATTCAATATATTCAAGAACTCCTTAGGGTCTGTCTTGGCAAACACCAAAATATCACGTCTTAATTCAGCAGTAGACACTGTTGATGGGTCCTTGCCAAACATTACTCTTGTAAGAGTCTCAATCTGGTCGATACTTAATTGACGTGCTTCTATTAGCGCCTCAACCTCCAAGTTCAAGTCATCAACTTCTTCTGCTGCTTCTTTCTCTTTGTCAACCTCTGAGAAGATAATTCCATTCAAAGGATGGTAGTGCAAGAACTGCTGCAGAACTGGATTTTGTTTTGGCACTCTTAGAAATCCATCTTCAAAGATAATCGGCTCAATGATAGCGTTACCATCTTGCTCATCCTCAAAGGGAGACTTCTGATTGGAAGCGTATCTAAGCGCACGATTGACATTGTTCTTCTCGTCAAACCACATAAGAGGGAATCTCGGGTGGTTTCTTGAAGCCAATGTATATGATAGGGGATTCCCTAATTTTAATTTGTAGACTTTATCTACAGGGGTATGAATCTTTGCCATTTGTTATTGGATTAAATTTGATTTAATTTTTAAAAAGGAGAGTGTCTTTAAAGACACCCTCCATATTTTACTTATCCAAATCTGAACAAGATGAAGTTGTTAGCACCCAAGGTACATACACAACGCTCAGATAGGAAGTTAACCTCCATTGCATCAAGGTCGCTAGTAGCAGCACCACCAGCAGAACCAGTAATCCAAGTCTTGTAACGTCTGTCTTCAGCTTCAGAAGCTCTGTAACGTACGTGCAAGAATGGACGCTTAGCGTTCTTACCCATGATTTGGTCATACACTGAAGTAGAACCAGCAGGAACCAACAAACCAGTGATAGTACCAGTTGCAGTACCAGCAGTTTGGTTCAAACCACCACGCATAGTTGGGTCGTTCAAGTACTTCCAGTCAGACTTGTAGAAGTCATAACCTCTACGGAAT